AAGGACACCTTCTGGCTGACGAACCGTCACTGCTGGAGGTGGGACCTTGATAGTGGTGGAGTAAGCCATGTCTTCGACTTCTATGGGGCTGGCCTCGATGTGAAGGTGACGAACGAATACGGCGCAGATGACCTTCCTACGGGCGGTACCATCTCTGAGGCTGGTATCTACAGGACACACACGTTCCTCACCGGGGACAACTTTGTCGTTCCCACACACTTCGACAAGTACGGTAGCCCTGTTACCACCATCCCCGTTGACTACCTTCTGGTTGGCGGTGGCGGTGCAGGCGGAAACAACACCGGAGGTGGCGGTGGCGGTGGAGCATTGACCAGCGGCTCCACAACCCTGTCTGGTACCAACGTCATCACGATTGGTGCTGGTGCTACGTCCTCTCAGGATGCTGGTGGCACGACGAAGATTACGAAGGGTGCCGACCTGTTCACTGCCGCTGGTGGTGGCTCTGGTGGGGCTGGTGGAGAGAACGGCCACAACGGAGCATGTGGAGGTGGTGGCGGTGGTGACGAGGCCACCGTCCGCACTGGTGGGACGGCATCGTATGGCGGTGCTGGTGGCGCAAGCGCACACTTCGCAGATGACGCACACAGCCTGAGGCCAGCAGGCGGTGGTGGCGGTGCATCTAGCCCGTCTGCAACTGGTTCCACCGCGACCGAGACTGAGGTGTAGGATATGCTGTATTACACACGCGACCCATGGAACTGCACGTTCGTCAGTGAGAACGACCCGACCGCAGTCTACGAGGGCGAGAACTACATGCGAGTTGGTGACGCCAACGGCACCTACACCCGCGCAAACTACATGTACGTTGGGTGGATTTCCGACGCCGTGGCGAACACGCTTCAGGCTGTTGGCATTCCCTCTGGTGCTAGGATTGACAACGTGTACTTCGGATTCTACCTACGCAGCAAGGGGTTCAGCGGGGAGACTGGTCTTGACGTAAACGTCAGGGCCATTCAGTCAACCTTCAACGGAAGCACTCTGAACTGGAACAACATGGACTCAAGGGCACCAGTCGGCAGCCTCATCACCTCGTTCCGAGTTGCTAGCTCTGAGACTGCTGGTGACAAGATTTACTGCTCTGGGGACGCGGCACTCATCGCGCACATCCAGAACCTTCTTGATACCAACACTCCGCTGTACGGATTCAGGTTCTCGCATACGGACATCTCCCCTGCCGGGGACACCGCATACCTCAACTACAACACCCCGTGGTCTGATGTCTGGGAGGACAACCCCACTCTCTATATTGAGTACACCCCAGACACCTCCCCTTGGGCGTCCAACATTAGCTCTGGCAGCGTGAACCACGACTCTGCCGTGCTTACAGGACAGATTACCTACGACGGTGGAACTGCTGTTACAGGCTCAGGGTTCCGTTACTGTGTCTTCGGCACTGGGAACTGGGTGTACAAGTCACACTCCACCCCCGGCGTCGAGACATTCGCTGAAACCATCACTGGACTTGAGCCGGGAACCATGTACCAGTGGCAGGCTTATGCTGTGAACGGTGCTGGCACCACGTTTGTCTATCCGACTCCTACATTCACAACGAAGTCCATCCATGCTGTAGCTGGTCAGGGTGGGGCTGGTAAGACGAACACTCTCACTGGGGCTACCTACCTAGGAGTTGGCGGTGGGGGTGGCGCAGAGGTTGGTGCTGCCGTCATCGTTGGTCAGCCTACCTCGAATGGTGGATACGGCAACCCATCTGGGAATGGTGGGAACGCAGTCGCCAACACTGGCTCAGGTGGCGGTGGAGCGGGCGCAGGGTTCACTGGTGGGCTTGGTGGCTCTGGCCTGACGGTCATCCGCTACAAGACGGAGGACGCCATCTCCGCTGAGTACGTGACTGACGCAAAGGCATTCAACCCGTCCATCGCGTTCCAGCGTGGCAAGCTGTACACACCATACTACGTCGCAGGAAGCAAGGTCACCGTGAATGTGGCTACGATTGGCAGCGGCACCTCCCCTGTCATCACTTGCTCTGACGACATCACTGGGCTTGTGAACGGCATGGGCGTGACCATCGTGAACAGTGGCAGCGCAGCCATCAACGGCAACTGGATTGTGGCTAACGTGAATGTTGGCGCGAAGACCTTCACCATCACTCCGGGGACTACCGTGACGGGGAACACTCCCACAGGGTGCAAGGCTACCTTCAACGCATACGTTGGCATTCAGAACACCTCAGACCTCCTCGCTCCTATCGGGTGGCTGAAGACCTCTCGTAGTGCCATGGAGATGATGACCATAAAGAAGAAGTTCAAGTACATCTCGGTCATCCATGAGCCGTTTGAGAGCAACGAGTCCATTGCATGCAGCTACACCCTAGATGGTACTGAGTACACGGCTGTGGCTGACGTACAGTCTCCCACAGAGCTTCTGTTCCCGATGCACAAGGATGGGTATGGCGTGGACGTAACGCTGTCTCTGGCATCCGATGGGTCAAGGAGCCTCACCCCGAAGGTGACCGCCATCCACGTAGTGTGGAGCTTCGTCAAGAACAAGGTGCATCAGTATTCACTGCTGTGCGTCAAGGGTGCCAATGGTGGCAAGTGGAACAAGAACCCGAAGAAGGCCATCCAGTTCCTCTTCGAGAATGCTGGCGACCTACTCACGTTCGAGGAAAGGTTTGCCGGGACATACGAGGGGACCATTGACGGCATCGACTTCAACCAAGGACAGGCTTCGCTGTCCGATGACGCTAGCGGGCTTGTTCGCCTGACAGTGGTGGAGGAAACGTAGCATGCAACAGTTCACTCCATACATCCTAGCTGCCATAACCCTTACCGTCAGCATGATTGGCGGGTACTATGGGTTTGTCAGGCGCATTGAGAACCGTGTTACAATCATAGAGCAGAGGTGTGTGAATCATCAGGCTATCATTGATAGCATAGCTACCATCAACCTAAGGATTGAGAAGGTGGCTACAGACAACGAGACATTCTGGAAGATTCTGGGGCCGCACCTTGCAGGCATCATCCACAGCCCTAGAAACAGGGAGCGTGATGAGTTGGTAGACAAGTTCGTGCATGAGGGAATGAGCGACGAGGGCGAGTTGAACCGCCTGATTGACCTTCTCCACGAGGCCATCTATAGTGGTAGGTGGACCGGGGACAAGAAGTTGGCTGGTGCGTTGCTCCTAGCCAGAACCAAGGCTACGCTAGAAGCAACCAGAGGAGGCTAGAGTGCTACAGATTGCAGAGACAACCGCACAGGCCCTAGTCATCGTCCTGATTATAACGGCGGCCTACTACTCGTACAAGATTGCGGAGTGGTCATGCGCTAGGTCAGTACAATGGCTGACTACCGGATTCATCTGGATTCTCGTGTGGAGGATTGCCTTCACGGCTATTGACAATAGCAACCACGCACTCCAGAACTGGATTGGGGAACACCAGACGTTCTTCATCCTGCCAGCCTATGCCATGTGGGCATGGGGAATGTATCTACTGTACAAGACTCTAATCAATCTTGGGAGGAAGAGATGACGAACAAAGCACTGAAGCAGGCAATGGTGAACCACATGAAGAAGTGCGGGGAGACTATCGCCCCTATGTCGATGGACAGCACCGTGTGGGGTAAGGGTGCCATGACGAATGCGTGGCGCATCACCAGCAAGCACACCAAGAAGGCCAGCACCATGCCAGCAGGGGTGCGTAACTTCCTGTTCCCGCTGCCCAAGTACCGCATCCAGCATGACTACAAGGCCGTACACCACAGTGGAAACGTAGCCAAGGGAGTCAAGAAGGTCATCGTCATTCATGACATGGAAGTGGACGCTCCCAACACGGCGGCGGAAGCGGTGGGCAACTACTTCGAGATGGGCAGCAGCGGTGGCAGCACCCAGTATGGCATTGACAACAACAGCATTCAGCAGTATCTTCCGCCCACGGCGATTCCGTGGGGTGCTCCGTATGTGAACACGCAGGGCATCCACATTGAGCAGATGGGCAAGGCCGGATGGAGCACGGAGAAGTGGAAGACCCGCGCAAAGGGCACGATTGACAGGTGCGCGTGGCTGGTTGCGAAGCTCTCCATTGACTTCAACATCCCCATCGACCACCTGTCCGTTGCTGAACTGAGAGCAGGTAAGCGCGGAGTCGTGACGCACTACGACTGCACGAAGGCGTTCGGTGGCAGCCACACGGACCCCGGCCCGCAGTACCCTCTCAAGATGATGCTTGACAAGGCCAAGGAGTACAAGAAGAGTATGTCCTAAGAGCTTCATAAGAACCACTATACTACAACTCCTCCTCATTACAAGTCTTTGTTATAGGTTGCAATGAGGGGGAGTCGTGCTATAGTTGAGGAGTCGGCAGCAACGAGGCTCGAACGGGAGGAGAGATGGTGAGTGACGGAGAATCAATGCGTATCCTGCGTGAACTGGACGAGAGAACCGGGTGGGAGTTGCCACGGGAAGTGCTCGATGTTGAATGGTGCCCGGATAGTAGCGTGGCAGCAGTGTCAAACGGGGTACTGGCAGAAGAAGAAATAGAAGATACTCCTAAGAGTCTACTAGAGATTGCAGTAGATTGGGAGAAGAGTGGTTTAGTCGAAGACATCACCATCATCATCAACGATGTGAATGAAGAACAGCATCTCCTAACCTCTCTCAATCGTAATGACCTCATCATTGGTCAGCTTGAGATTGCTAAGATGAACTGGCATTCCATTGAGAGTGGTATGATAGAGCTAGAGCATGACCATGACGACGATGATATGGAGGAGGTGTAACATGAAGGATTTCTTCACCCCTGCTAGACGCAAGGCTATCTACGCTGTCGTCGCTACCGCTGCGATTGCGCTCACGGCCTTCGGCGTCGTCACGCAGGACCAGCTCGACCAGTGGATTCAGTCCGCTTCGGGCGTCATCGCGTTCCTTTCCTTGATTCTCGCGGCTGCCAACGTCACGCCTGACGAGTAAGTCTTGGTTGACGGTTGCAATGAGGGAGAGGTGTGCTACGATTGGAGTTGCCATCGGGCCAGTCCTTCGGGGCTGGCTCTCCCGTCTAGTAGGAGGTTCTATCTTATGAGGGTGAGCACGAAGCTCGCTGTCCACAACGTCAGGGAGGTCTGACAATGCCTTACGCGGTAATCACCATCGACAACATCGACAAGCACGAAGCTGCGTACATGCACTTCAAGGACAAGTCACAGAAGGCATGGAACTGCACGAAGCCTGAACTCATCGCCAACTTCGCTGAGGGTGAGCGGTACTTCATTGACTACAATGAGACTCAGCCGAAGCCGGGGCAGAAGTACGGGAGCAAGTACATCAACCGTGCTCGCTTCTGGAAGGAAGAGGACGGGCCGAACACCTACCCGGACAAGGAACCGTACACGGGTGGCGGCGGCGGTAACAGCAACTTCAATCGTGGAGGCACTACTATGACGGCTAAGAAGAACGACTATGACCCTGAGGTCGGCAAGCGTCAGACTGCCGCTAACGTGGCGGGTAACATCATGAGCAAGGTGATTGAGGCTGGCGGTCTGGACCTTGACAAGTTCGCCATCGAGTATCCGGTGGTGGCTGACATCGTGCTCAAGTGGGTCAACGAGAAGCCCAAAAGTGCAGAAGGTGACGCTGGAGTGGCTAGTGGCGGAAGCGGAGCGGGTGCTGCTAGCGACGAGGATTTCGGATTCTGATGACGGACCCAAAGCTGGACGCCCTCAGGAAAGAAGTGACAAAAGAGGGTCCACCGATGGACTACACGAGCAAGGACCTAGCGTTTCCGAAGCCCTCTGGTAAGAAGAAGAAGGGACGCAAGAAATGAACCTCTCAGCCACGCTCGCCGCACACCTCAACGCACAGAAGGAACACAAGGACCGTGACCCTGCTAGGCTGTATGTGTCCGACATGGGCAAGTGCCCACGTATGGTGGCCTACCGCATCAGGCAGACTGAGCTTGACCCGGTTGCGGAGCAGTCGAGAATCAACAAGACCATCATGTTCGACCTTGCTGAACGCATTGAGGCCAACCTTGCGGATGCGCTTAGGGCTGAGGGTAACCTGCTTGGCTATCAGGACGGTATCAGTCTCCTGCCCCATGAAAACTGGGGCGGGAGGCTGGACATCGTAGCCATGTACAAGGGCAGCCCACGCATCATCGAGGTGAAGACGATTCACCCGAACGCATTCAACCACGACATCAACTACCCACAACACCACATGCAGGCAGCCGTGTACGACATCTACTATGACTGGGCTGGTGCCCAGCATGACTACCCCATCGTTGTGTACTTCGACCGTGGCGGTCAGAATACGTCAGTCGAGCAGGACTGTGGGTACAGCCGTTCTGAGATTGAGACTGAGATGAGGCGGCTGGAGAAGGCACGGGAGTATGCCCTGCGCGGCGACCTCCCACCGCAGATGAAGAAGGAACTGAAGCTGCGTAGCTACGGCAAGCAAATCGTACAGGAACCGAACCACCAGTGTACGTACTGTGACTACGCAATGACATGCAAGCCCGACACTGGCAAGTCGGTATGGGCGGAACGCCCAGACAACAAGTCACCGTTTGTGGCTAAGAAGAAGGCGGACCCGGAGCTACTGGCAGTGTTCGCACGGGAGATGGCAATGGAGGTGCTGAGTTGAGGACGCTAATCTACGACTTGGAAATCAGCCCTATGCTGGGCTGGGCCTACGAGATGTGGGATGCGAGGATTCTGCACGTTGAGCGTGAGCCTCACATCATGGCCGTGGGGTACAAGTGGCTGGGTGAGGACGGCAGTGCCCATTGCCTGACGCAGCCTGACTTTGAGGATGCATACAAGCGTGACCCGTACAGCGACTCTCGACTGGTCATGCACCTGTGGGACCTGATGGACCAAGCTGACATCGTTGTCGCCCACAACGCTCGCAAGTTCGACAACCGCGTATCACAGGCACGGTTCATCCTGAACGACATGGTTCCCCCGTCGCCGTTCAAGACCGTGGATACGTTGCAGGCTGCACGTAGGTTCTTCCGCTTCGGCAGCAACAGCCTGAATGACCTGTGCAAGAAGCTTGAGATTGGGCAGAAGCCTGAGGTGACCCATGCGAAGCTGTGGCACAAGTGCCTCGACGGAGACATGGACGCTTGGGAGAAGATGCGTGACTACTGCAAGAACGATGTGGTGCTTCTGGAGGAACTGTACCTGAGGCTTCAGCCGTTCATCACCAACCACCCGAACGTGACCATGTATGACAAGATGACAGGCTGCCCCACCTGTGGCAGTGAAAAGCTCCAGTACCGTGGCATCCAGCGGACGAACACCCTTGAGTATCGCCGTGTACACTGCCAGAACTGTGGTGCATGGAGCCGGGAGCGCGTTGCCATGAAGGACGATGACGGTAAGACCATGCGTCCTGAGTTCGTGGCGGTGCAGTCATGAAGGACGTTCATCTCCCCCCGCATGACCTTGACGCAGAGCAGTCCATCCTAGGTGCCATGCTCATCAGCGAGGCCGCGCTGCACTATGCGGCCACAACGATGGACACTACGGACTTCTACCGCGACAGCCACCGCAAGCTGTTCAACCTCATGGTGGAGATGTACGCTAGGAACGAGAACGTGGATGTGGTGACGGTATCCTCCCACGCAGACATGGACGACAAGTCGTTCATTCACACGCTGGCTGAGTTCTGCCCCGCTGTGTCGAACGCTAAGGCATACGTAGACATCATCCGCCGATGTGCCATCAGCCGCAACCTCATCCGTGCGGGGAATGAGATTGCTGAGTTGGGGTATGAATCAGATGAGCGTGACCCTGAGCAGCTTGTGGATGACGCTGAGTCTCGTCTGACCGGGCTGAGGCCCAACGTTGGCAAGAACACACACACCATGGCGAACATCGGAGCAAGCGTTGTGCTCGCCATTGAGAGCGGTGAGAAGCCTCGCTGTGTAAGCACCGGGTTCGCCTCGATTGACGAGTACGTTAGCGGACTCTTCGGTGGTGCGCTGACGATTGTGGGTGCTCGACCGGGCATCGGGAAGACCTGTCTGGGCCTGTCCGTTGCTCGCCGGGTTGCCGAAGAGGGTACGGTGATGTTCTTCTCGATGGAGATGCAGGCAGCGGAACTCATGGAAAGACTGTTGGCAGCCGAAGCCTGCGTTTCGCTTACTAAGATTAGGGAGCGAAGTCTTACTACGGACGAGATTGACCGGGTGAAGGAAGCCAACGGCAAGCTTGCACAGTGCGACCTGAGGCTAGTGGACGACGCAGGGATGACCGCACTGAACCTTGCAGGCAAGGTGAGGGCCATGGCTAAGGCCACTGACCTCAAGCTGGTGGTGGTGGACTACCTGCAACTCATGAGCATGGGTGGACGGGTAGAGAACAGGCGTGAGGAAGTCAGCGAGATGTCAAGGAAGATGAAGCAGCTTGCCATGGAGTTGAACATCAGCATCATCGCACTCTCGCAGTTGAACCGTGTGTCCACGTTTGACGGGGCGAAGGTTGACATCTCCCAGTTGAAGGAATCTGGTTCACTTGAGCAGGATGCAGACGCCGTGTGGCTGATGGACTGGCCGCAGAAAGACGAGTACGGACAGAAG